CCTAATAGACCCATGAAGTAATCACCCCTTTTATATGCATCAAAAAACTTTTGTTGGTTTGTTGTCAACGCCTCAAAAGTTTTCAAGTGGTCTAGTTTAATCTTTAGTGCGTTTGATGTAACTGGTTGATGGATATATGTTACTGTATCGTCAGCCACATCTTCACGCTTTTGTATTGCAGTTTTTCTATTGCTTGCCATTGAAGTCTTCCTTGCTGGTTGTTTATGATTTTTATTTGGAAGTTTTGTTGTAGACAGGTGTATCCTTTCTAAGCAGTGCAGGCACTTTTGGTTGAGGTTTCTTCTTGACTTGTTGTTGATATACTTGTGGTTTGTAAAAACCACCACCAAGAAGTGCGGGAATTTGTTGATTTACCATTCTCTAGGCGTTTTCGTTTTGTGTCCAGACATTGTGTTACCTGGAATCGTATCTTTCATACGTTGGATAACATACTTTTCAAAACTGGAATCTGGTTTACCGATACCAGGAGTGCTTAGTCGTGAGCCATCAGACATGACAGGCAAATCTTCGGCAGCAAAGTACCGTTCAAGATGTGGATTGGATTCCTTGAATTCATCCAATTTGGTGTATGACATAGTGTGAATTTCTACTTCACCTGTGTCTTTGTTTAGAAAATCATAACGGGGCATGAAACCACTCCGGGACATTACGAGAGTTAATCTTACCTGACCATTTGGCCAAGTGCTGCTTATTATTTATGTAGTAATTGTGATATGACTTGATAGAACTACCGGCAACTTTGACATGTTCAGGCATTGCAGGTGTAGGTTCTGTGAATTCTACATGTGCAGGAATGTTCAACGGTGGGTACATTAGTTCATCAACAAGACCAGTTTCTTGGCACTTGTGGACTTTACCATAGCGGTAGGTGTATTCGGTGCAGAGTGCTTCTAACAATTTCCACAGAAAGACATAATTTGCATACGACTTACGTACCCATATGGCAGAAGGATGGTTCACATGAGTTGCTTTGTATAGTTTACCTTCACGGTCATCAGGAAGAACCCACCGGCGCATCATACGACCAGAAGCAGACTTGCCTGTAGATTCTGTGCCGTCAATCACCCGGTGCGCTGTGGACAAGAGTTGGCTATATTCCAAGACCATTTTAATCGTATGCTTATCCGCATGTTGTTGTGCACAAATTACCGGGTCGGAATTAAGATAAAAAATATTCATTTCTGATTCTCTTTCAAAGTTTTATAAAAATTACCAATCATAATTTATTCATAAAAAATGTTAGACCATTTCTTGAGTTTAGCAATTTTGTTGTCTGCTGCAATACTTACTTGTTCACTTCCTACCAGATTAAACTGAATGCATAGGTCAATCATTGCTTGCAGGTCACCTAGTTCTTCTGCTAGATGCTCTCGATTGGTCTTAGGTTTACCAGGTTTAAAGTTGTCTATACCAAATCGGTTAATCTTACTGATAGCAACAATTACCTCTGCACATTCTTCTTGCGTAATGTCGAGGATTTCTTTCTCTTTTGAATTCATATATCACCAGTGTCGGATTACTCCGGCTATAATAAAAAGGTTGGTCATAACTGATGATAACACAATTACGGTACGAATGCAAGCAATTTTATTGGATTCATCATCAGATTTGCCACTTTTTTCGCCTAGTGCCGATGCCCACAGTCTCCACATATCAACTCAACAGGTAACGCCCTAGCCCATATGCATCGATACTGATGAGTAGTGCATAGTTGACCATTAATCCGAAAGATCCACGAGTCCATGCACAGTAGAATGTAGAACAACATCCAGCAATGAAGATGGAATACAATGGAATAACTGGAATATCCGGCACCGTGGCCGCAAAGATAATCGAACTGATGAGACTACAGGTCCAAGAAAAGATTTCTAAAAAGAATCTGATCCTGTTTGACCTGTAATCCTGTGCGATATAATTTCCGATGTTGTTAAAAACATCTTTCACTCGATTCATAATAACCTTTTAATTTAGCACCAGACTCTAAAATTAGATAGTGCGTTTGGATGTTTCTTGTCAAATGGGCGCTTGAACAACTCATTCTTATCTTCTTCAGGGCGCCATGTGGTTTCCACAAATGGAACTGGACCAAGATAAGGTAATGCATGTTCTAGCACAAACTCATGTGGTAATGATTCAGGCTCAACATAGCCACGGCGTGGATTCTGAATAGCCCACATCATTTCACCAAGAATTGTAGCAACGACCTGTAAAGATGTTGCATTCTCACCAGGAATCAATCTACGTGCTTCCTTGATGTCTAACTGTGAACCGTGCCAGTATGATTTACCATTCTTGCAAATCAATAGGACACCTAGTTCATCCATACCGCCAACGATTTCATCTTTGACGATACGGTGTTCTTTCTGCATATCCAATTCTTTACCACGCAACTCATGCACCGATGCAATAGCGGCATCAGTTGGTTGATAGCAGTAATAAACTGAAGGACGGAACTTACCATCAGCAGTCTCAAAGTATTCAGACATTGTGATGGCTTCTGAGTGTTGTACCAAAAAACCATTGTATGGACCACCGTTTGGCACCCATGACTTGACCAATACAGTTAGACCAGGTTGATGTAAGAATGCCGCATGGCCTTGAATTGTACCACCCTCAAGTTCTTTTGGTTCATGTGTACCATAACCCATCTCAGCGGGTGCACGGCCTTCAGCCCAGAATCCCTCACAAGACCATGTGTTAGTGAATTCATCTTTTAGTTTAGGCTGATTAATAACCTGTGTGTCACGTTCAGCAATGTGTACAACTTCCACACCCATTTTCTTCATCAATTGTGCCCAACCTTCTTTATCAGTTGGAGCCTCAACCTTACGACCAGCTTTCTCAGCAATCTTTAATAGTGCGGCTTTTGTCAGATATGTTACAAGACCAGGGTTAGCACCACCGGTAGCAACAATTGTAGGACCATTAGGATACTTAGCGGCAATCTCACGGATGTGTTTGTGAGTGTGGTACAGAGTACGATCAGCCATATTAGGTATTTTCTCGTCCTGCATGTGCCCCCAGCGTTCCAATGATGTGTTTACATACATTACATCATTCTGTAAGCACCATTCAATGATGGCATGTGCGGCAATGTTAAGTGAAACGTCAATAATGAATGAGCCAGGCTCAGTATATGCTTTAAGAGTGGCTTCCAAATTGTTTGGTAGAATCTCTTTCTTTACATACTTTACACCATTATTTGCGTTACGCTTACGGAAAAGTTTACCATGATTGTCTTTCTCAATCACAGTAACTTTCTTTGGATCATTGGTGATGTGCTTTAGAACTAATGGCAACATGGCTTGTCCGACTGAGCCATAGCCAATAATTAAGATTTTTTTGTCGAAATTTGCGTGGTTTGATGCTTTTTTAGGTTTGGCCGCCTCGTTTAGGTTAGCGGTAAACTTAGTAAAACTCTTTAATGTCATTGTAAACTCCGGGATAATTTGCTTATTACCCCGTATTTATTCCCGTTTTAACCTAGGGATGACGAGGTTGTGCCGATAACTGACTTTGGACGGCCTGGTCCACGCTTCTGTTCTGCTTTAGCGGCTTCCTGTTCAACTTGTGGGCGTGGAGTAGTCTCAGCATCAGAAATGAATCGTGGATGTTGTTCCAATTGTTGCTTAGGCATACTTTCGATACGCTTTGCAATCATTTCAGGTGAAACAGTCTCAAGGACAAACTGATGGAACAATGCATAAGAGTCGGATACCTTCATAGATGTCTTACCACCAACAGCAGCCGCATCAGGGAAGAACAATGCACAACCACCTGAAGCAAGCGGTGCAATTTCCATAACGGTTTCAAGATTAATAATCACTTTGCAATTCTTCTCAAGAGAATGGACTTCTATAAATAGGGACATAATTTTCCTTTCAAATAACGGACAAATATTTAGTCGTTTCCACCTGGCTTACCCATGATGTGACGTTCAACTGAGTTAGCATAAATCTCAGCATTGACCATGGCTTTTTTCCATTCGGCACGTTGATCTTTGTCTTTGTAACGGCCTAAGCGCAAAGATGATTTCAATGCCTTGGACATTTTGTAAGTTGCGGGTCTTTTAATCATAATTTACCTTTCAAATGATATAAATAAGGGTGTAGGTCACGGAACTGGGAATTCCCACCTACTCTATGTCAAATTCTAACATAAGGACACAGCACATGTCAAGTATTTATTACATCTATGCCTATCTCCGTAAAAACGGTTCACCTTATTACATTGGTAAAGGTAAAGAAGATAGAGCATGGAAACACACAAAAAATGATGTAATACATCCACCAAAAGATAAATCCAAAATCGTTATTATGGAAGGTAATCTTACCGAAATTGGTGCTTTTGCTCTTGAACGCAGATATATCCGCTGGTGGGGAAGAAAAGATAAAAAAACTGGTATACTTAGAAATCGTACTGATGGGGGTGATGGCGGAACTGGTATTGTTGTTGCCGAAAAAAATAAATTATATGGTGACAAAAATCCATGCCGTAGAAATGATGTGAGAATTAAACTTAAAAAAATTGTAAAATCACACTGGGAAAATAATACTCAAAGAAAACTCTTACAATCGATTAGGACTTCTGGTGTAAATAATCCTTGTTATGGATTGACGGCATCAAAAAATCCAAATGCAAAAGGTGTTATTGATCCGAATGGCATTATTTTTGGAAGTTTACTTGATGCAGCAATTCATCACAATGTTACTTATTACACCATATCCAAATGGTGCAAGAAAAATAAAAATAACTGGAAGTACGCATAAAATTATCGACCAAATTTTTGCTGGTTTGCGATAGTATTCCAATTCCATTTTTATGAAATCCCGCTGTGCAAGAATCATTGGTTGGCATTCAGATTCACCACCAAGCATCATGATGGTCTTTTCGTGTTCAGCCAATCGTTCTTTGGCCGACCAATAGTGAAAGATAGAAAGCATTATAGAAAACCCTGTTCGTTTTGTGGTGGTGATTTTGGTTCCGCATCCGATTGACGATACTCATAGATTGGTTTATCAGGTACGGTGTAAGGGAAAGTTACAGTAACTCTTGAGTCTCGGCTAGTGTAATATGTTTTTACAGCATTGCCATCTTCATCTTTATACCATTCCCAAAAGACCTTGCCGTCAATGTTGTATGCTTCACCGTCTTTACCTTCTTTGAATACGGAAGACAATCTTTTATTTTGATAAGTGGTTGTTCCACTATATTCACTAACATCACACCATTCATCATCTTCGCCAGTCAACGGTGTCAATGGTTTGAATGACAACAGTTTGCTTAGAATATCAATTGCATATTGAGCAGAGAAACCAGAATGTCCTTCATCAGAAAACTCTTTAATCATATGCAGAATATGCTTACGCATCATTCTATTGTATTCATCTTCTTCAGTTAGACCAATAAGGTCCAATTCACTCTCAGCATAAGATAATAAACTCATTTCAATTCCCATCCCAATTTTTATACCAACGTCTGAATGCATCTTTCATAGATTCATCCTCTTTCCAATCACATGACCAACCCATCATGCCACCTTTCCATGAACCCGCACGAGGTCCAAGTTCGGTGTCAGAATCACAATCAACGACCCTTCGAACGTGTTTGAATATTGGCAACCAACGTGTCCATTTTGGACGCCATTCACGTTCTTCACCAGTCAATCTAATCTTTGCTTTTTGGTTTACACCATCTTTAGTCCAGTGGTCTATTTCAACAAACTCAGCAAACAAGTCTTCTGCGGACTGTTCCCCTTTAACACTAGGCCACTCAAATACCTCATACCAGAGAAGGTGTTTATCATCTTTCTTTTTAGGATAACTATTTCGCCAAAGTAAATCACCATCTGGATACAATAGGTCGTGACGTACAATCTCTAGGCGCCATGGATAACTGAATAATTTTGAATGGTCTGAATTTTCTGGATCATCACGAGTCCAATTACCTGGTTGAATACCATAATAGGTGTGTAGTCCATCAGGTGTAAATGTGAATCCGTATTCTTTACGAATCTCTTCCATGAATCCACATGGACCTTCTTTGTCTTGGTTCCATGACATATTGGTTGTATCAATCCACT